ATTGTGTATTTGTGGGAGGCGGGAAATTTTAATGATTACTTACTTGGTGTAATTGTTGAAGTGCTGTGTTGCTTTAAATATTCATCCATTGGTAATGGTTGATCATCTTCAACACCACCAAAATCAGTGTTGTGGGCGAAGTCGTACATTTGAAGACCAATCTTGTAAATATCAGGATCAAGTTCTTTTTGTAGAACCACTCCGTCTTTAGAGTCACCTTCAATGTTGTACGTGATATTTGAGTGCAATAAGTTATTAACAGCTTCGGTGTCCGGTACCCCGTTTGGATAGGCTTGAGCAAATGTAGCTGGAACAATGAATTGACCAGGATTAGCCGGATCGTCCATTTTTTCGTTGAAGTCAAGCCGCCAGATTCCGACTTTAACTTGTTCCTTAACAGCACGCTTAAGGCCGTAGTAAATCTTCTTATCGTTCTTTTGCCAGTAGGAGTCAACAACAAACGTTTCGGCTGTTGCTCCGGGTGAAGAAATCGTACCCTTCTTTAAATTAATCTTTGTGTTTGATGGCGTGTTGGTTGTGGACGTTGCCGCTTGCTGACCTAACATTGCGATTAGTGCATCAGGCTTATCCCAAGGGAATTTAATCCCATACATAATCAGATCTGCTTTACGCATATCTGTCTCATTGATAACTGGTGTTTGAGCCATTATTTATCACTTTCCTTTCTGATTGAGTAAACAAAGAAGTTAAATAAAAGGGCGTCACGCTTTAACGGACGTCCTTCGTTTGATTCATCATCTAAAATTCTTCCGGAATAACTATCAAAATTAGATTCCCAGTATTGGCATTGAACCTGCTTGACCAAGCTCGTGGCTTGTCGCCCAAAATCTAATAAATCGGCTAAATCTTCCGGGTACGTATATACATCGACGCTAATTGTTGACTTAATTACTTCCACGCCCCGCAATATTTCCGGTCGCTCTTGATTGTTTTGAAAATCAATAATCACTTGCGGATATACTGCTTCGTGGGGGTGGCCGTCATAAAATACGGGGATGGATAATCCCTTTAGCGCCTGTTTAACTTGATTCAACAAGTCGTTTTCTGGTCCCATCTAATCCCCCTAACGAATAGCATGGCGCATTAACTTTTCAAAGCGCCCATCTAGTTCACGGATCATTTCTTCACCGCTTGGCTGCATAAACGGTTCCTTTGGATTGTTACCATAGCCAAATTCAACGTCAGCGCCATAATAATGAACGTCCTTATCACCCTTTTTAGGCTTGTGAACGTTCCTAATCTTTTTGCCTGATTTAATTCGTTGTCGATTCTTTTCAGCGTCTGCCGTGGTTGCTAGCGGAGCAATACTCGCTTTCAAGTCTTGATTACTGAATTGAGCAGTAATACTGCCTTCAAGTGTTCCAGTAGGAACGTAACCGCTCTTACTCTGACCAACTTGTTGACGTTCTTTTTCCGCCGCCTTCTTGATTTCATCAGCAGCCGCTTTACGAATAAATGCTTTACTGCCAGCTAGTGCTCGTTGATATTCACGTTCAAACTCAGCCATAGCGCCTGTCATTCCGGCTTCTTCCAAGGCTTGAGCGGCTGCCTTTGCCTGTTCAAAGTTACCCATATCAACACTAAACTCAACACGGGGCAACTTATCGTAGTTATTAGCCATGATTGAATACCACCTCACTGTTAACGATGTAGAAGTCGGTACGCTGAAAGTGGCGACCGACTTTTTGGATTTGATGAATGGTTGATCGGTCTTTCGGGTCGTAATCATCAAGCCCGATTTTGTCAGCATCAACTTCACCAAACACCCGAACAATCGTCACATCGTACATGCTGCCATTGCCGAACGTTAAGTTGGTCCGCTTAACATTTGCCTTAATGGCATTCGTTACTATTTTGGGGCGATAGTTCATTTCATCATCACTCGGGGGAATTTCCTTAATTAGATAAACCGTCTGATCATACCGCATATCATCACCAACTTACTGCTTTTCCTTGTAAATCATCGTCTTTACCAGTGTTATCAATCCACGCTTGAATATCGGGTAAAAAATCCTTTAAATCATTTGAATTAAAAGACATCGACAAGCCTTCTTCGGAAATACTGTTCATTCCTTCATTATGGAATTTGTTGTACTTTGCTAGCGTGAGCTGGTCAACTAGATAATTAAGCTCTAAAGGGAAAACGTCATCATTCAGGTAGGGGCGAATATACATTAAAATCGCTTGCTTTGCCTGCCCGATATACACTTTTATTCGAGCTTGATCTTTCTCGTCTAAGTCCAAACCCAGCAAAGTTTGGATACGCTGTAAGTCTTTGTCGGCATCCATGTTCTCGGTCATGAGATCACCTCATTAGGCTTTTGGTGCAGCAGGAGTATCAGCAGTAGTTGTCTTCTTAATTGCTTCGTCAGTGGTTGAGAACTTAACAAACGGAATGAGCTTCTCGTCAGCAACACGAGTCCAGTACTTACCATTAGCCATATCAGCAAGGCTTGGGAATGCTACCGGCTTGTTATTGTTGGTCTTCATAGCGTCAGCTTGGAATGTAGATTCGTTCCACGACATACCAGCAGGAGCTAAGATAAAGCGCCGACGATTAATCAGGTAATCAGTACCGTGGAAACGTAAACCATCACGGCCCGTTTCAACGGCGTGTTCTGCTGGTAATTCTGACCAGCCAAAAGCACCGGTAGAGAATAAGTAACTAGTGTAGACACCATTCTTCACTGGTAACGTATCATCAACAACGATCTTAACGCCCTTGATGGAGTCACCGGGATTAGGTGCTGAAATTTGAGTAGGCAACTGATTACCGTTGACCATGATTACATTACCAGTCTTAGGATCAACAATGTTGGCGTTTTGCAGTTGCTTCAAAATATCTGAATGAACAGCCACAATAGCCAAGTCACGATAACGATCACCTAATTGGAACCGAGCGTTATTGAAGTTAGCCAGTGAGAACGTGTTATCAGTTTGACCGTCAGCAGTGGCGTCAAATTGATTCTTATTCTTCATGGAGCTAGAACTGTATACCCCGTCCAAGGTACCAAGTAAAATCTTTTCGTGAATGTGACGCCAGTAATCAGAGATTGAATTACTCATCGCCGTTAGTGGGTCTGCCCCCGCTAATTCGGCTGCTAAGTCGGTAGCTGACCACCCTTGGTCCATCCCATATTCACGGGCTTGGGAAATTCCTGTTTCGATGGTGTTCAATTGAATATCATCGTTATCATTCGGAATTTGTGGGTCAACGTCTGCAAGTGGCTTGAAGTAAGGCATATTTACTAAGAAACCACCGCCAGCCAATTGATTGGCTAAGTTAGGCACCGCTGAAATGACACCAGATTGGAAAAATTGATCTTGTTCAACAGAACGTTGAGCCGTATAAGCAGCCCACGATTCTGGAATTTGCATATTTGCTAATTTAGTTGCTTTTGTAATATCTGCCATTGTTATTCACTCTCCTCAATTATTTAATGAAGAAGCCCGTTGGTTGTGCTTGAGCAATCATTTGTCGAGCTTGTTCAGGATTACTATTTACAATTTGTTGTTGTAGAGTCAGGTTCCAGTTGTCTTTGGTCCACGGATTGTTGCCCATAGAAACAACACCAGTTCCGTTACCATTAGTCGGATTTGATTTGCCTTGTAACAGTTTTTCAGTAGCAGCTTGAACCTTTTTATCAACATACTTGTTTAATTGGTCAATATTTGATTGGGTTGCATCATCATTAGCACCCATTAGCAAAGGCAACATATCAAGTGAAATTCCCTTGTCAATTAACAAGTTCTTCGTTTGCAGTTCTCGCAATTGTCGATCGTATTCGGCTTGTTTTTTTTGGAAAGCCTGTTCACGATCTTGTTGTTCAGCCTTTGCACGTTCTTCAGCCGTCATTTTTGCCCGTTCCAGCGCCTTATCAATAGCATCTTGCTTATCTTGCTCCGCTTGTTGTTGAGCACTCTTTAATAGTCGGGTAGTACGATCACGTTCTTTGGCGATCGTTTCCGATAACTTTTGATTAAACAACTTTTGCTGTTCATCACTAAAGGTAACTTTTGAGCTTTGTTCTTGGTCTTGTTGCTCGTTGTCATTGTTATTTTGATCAACAGATTGTTGTTCTTGCTCTTGATTTTGCAATCCTTCGTTATTTTCCATAATTAAACCTCCGTTTTACGCTCGTCAGCTAAATTCCCGTTTATCCTCCGTCGAGTAATCCCGTCCGCTCTTTAACGACTGCCAGCACGTTTGAAGTCATAAAAATTTAATCAAGAAAAAAGAGAACGCTTGATATGCTTGCGTTCTCTTCGATTTGTTTTTTTCTCAGAAAATAAAACCTAATCCATCTCGTCTAACATCGCTTCGATGTCTTCCCATGAACCTTCTGACGGCACGATATTGCAAGCGCACCTTGGGTGAAATGGTGGGACATTAACACCGACTTGAATTTCATCAATCTTGACTCGAGTATGATCCATTCCTTCACAAAATCTACAAGTGTGGGGATTGTCTCTAGTCAAGACTTCAACATACTTATAGCCGTGATTCTTATAATACTTAGCCGTTGCCTTAACTTGTGTTACTTTGGCTTCCGTAACAAAAACTCGTTCCACGTCTGACTTCGTGTGCATATAACGTTTCTGAACTTCCGTCCGCCAGCCCTTAGAAGAATTGTAGTTCCATTGCTTATCAGCCTCTAATGATTCCCTAGCGGCTTTCTTTAAAGCGTGAGGATTCATATGGCTTTGAACTTGATAATCAATGACCCTATCCATATCAATTGAGAGACTTTGCATATGTTTGAAAATCAACGGTAGCGTGTCCGTGTCGTTCCCTGTTTGAACGGCAATCCGCATTAACGCCCGCCTACGTAGTTGCGTGTTATATCCTTGAAAGCCTCTTCCACGTAATGAAGAAACTCGCTGGACTATTTCGCTCTGTTCAGCTTGCAAACGTTTGCTGACATTCAAACCCAAATTAGCAATATTAATTCGGCTTTCCAACTTAGCCACATCACGATTGGTCTTGTAGGGTAGATTGCTCAGTAATGCCCCTAAAACTGCCTTCTGTTGCATTGTAAATGCTTGATTGCGTAATTCTCTTAGTGCATTGAAAACGGCTTCTACGTCCTTTTTATCGGCTCTGTCTGACCACTTCAAGCCATTGTTGAAATAATGATCAAGCGTAACCTCTTGTTTGCGCTCGGCTTGTTCGACACTATCACGCAACGCTTGCACCGATGGACTGTTAGGATTAAAGACCTTATTCAGGCGGTCAAACCATTCTTCATTGGTCATTATTGATCACCCTTGCCTGTCTTGACGTTCTTATCTGTCATTGCTTTTTCGCCATTGGCAAATATATTACCGATACCCGTAGCGCCTTGCTGATAGTCGTGTACTTGATCTAACTGGTGCTGTTGTTCGTCATCAATTCGCTGTTGTTCAGCATCCGCTGGTACACCAGTAATTGATTCTGCTAGTTCTCGTAACGTTTCCGGACTAACTAAATCTGGTACGCCTGCTAATGTTTGAATAAGTTGCGCCGTAGCATCATCATTCTTTGGCAAGTTAGGGTCAAGGTTCGGCTTGATCATCTTAGTTAGTACATTAATATCATTTGTACCCGGTAAAGCATTAATCTTATCCCAGTAAAATACGCAACAGCTAAGACGACTATGCAGCCCCTTTTTGAATAATGATTCTTGAATTTTACGCTCTTGATCACTGCCCCAGAGTTTGTAGCTCATCGCCACACCAGACGCATTAGAAGCAAAGTTAGGATCGTTGACATTTGGCGTATTGGTGTACTTATGAATTTCATTAATTAAAAAGCTCGTGTACGTTGACCAACCGCCAGCATCGTATTGCTTAGTCAAGTATTGCAGGCTAGGTGTAATGACTTGACGTTGCCCGTCAACAATCCCCGTCTTAGCAACATACGGCTCCATATAGTAAATATGAGCCTTGGGGTCAAGCATTGGGTGAGCTGGTTCAATCACAATTGGCTTGCCATCTTTGCCAATAACTCGATTACCCTTGTCGTCAGTTTTGTAGACCGGCTCCGTTTGATTAGCAAACTTCCCTGTTGCCACGAGTGCAGCAGTATTGAAATCCTCTTGAAAGTTTGCCATCGTGGAAATTGCCATATCCAAGGCGTCCATTTGATCAATTTCAGGCTCCCAATCGCCCATTCGTTCATCGTTGTTGAAGTATTCCGTTACTGGTACCCGTCCAAAAAATAACGGCTCCTCACCATCAAATTGTGCATTGAGCACCGGTGAATTAGTTTCTGGAATACCGCCGTCAGAGTGAAAACGGAATAAACGACTATCGGTGTAGATTTCGTATTGCTCTTGCAAGTCGTCATCAAGCACGCCCGTTTGGTAATAGCGAACTGCAAACAACGGCTTCCGCTTAATTGAGTCATCGTAGACC